TCAAAGAAGCCTTTGATAAAGATGAAGGATTTACAAAAATTACAAGTCCATTGTCGGGTGAAAAAATATTTGAGGAAGGTTTATACAACAGAAGACTAGAAGAAAAAGATTTATTTTTAACTGCAGAAAGAGAAAGAGAAAAGGAAACTATTAAATCACCAGAGGCATCAGCAGTAGCTTCAGCATTTGATAGTATTACTATAGAAGAGTTAGAAGATAAACCTGTAACTAGGGCAGAGTTAGCTGCTAGAAGGGCAGGAGTTAATACTAATTAATACTATTAACAAACTTAGTTACATCTTCTGCTAAGTCATCAAACATAAATTTAGTTTCTTGAGTAAGAGCCACTATTATATTAGTGTGCTGATACTTAGGATATTTTTCTTTTAATGTCTCATACAATTTTTTGTGATTGACTGTATTATAATCAAGCACTAATTCAAACTCTCTGTTGATTCCAACATTAAATCTTCCAACGTCAATAAGTAAATCATATTTTCTTCTTATCAGATTCTTTCTTTGAATTTTCATTTTCGTTTACCTCTGTGGCAATAGAGCCTAATATTTGATTGACTTGATTCCACGGAAGTGTGGATAAAAAATTAACTATTGACTGTATTAGCTTTTGACTTATCTCGTATTTTTGCATCTTTTTGTTTCTCCTTTTGTAGTTGTATACTTCTTAATTCTTCAGTAATAATAGCAGACAAATCGTCATGCAAAACTTTTAAGTACCCAAAGAAATTTGTTTTAGTAGATATCTTTACATACCCTTTATCTTTTACTTGCTTTGATTCAAATGAATCTAAAGACAAAAGTAAATCTCCTGTGAAGGGGTCTTTTAATATTCTCATTCAGAACTTCCATAATTATTAAAATCAATTAATTTTATAACAGGAACTAAATATCCCCATGAAGTATTATTATCACCACCAGGAACTTTATTAAAGTTATTTTTATTAATAATATTTCTCAAATCTTTTGTCTTTAATGTTATGTTAAAACAAAATCTATCACCACTGTAGAAATTAATTGTCCACCATTCTGCTTGTGTTTTTTTAATCCCACTTTCTTTTCCCCTACTTTGATATTCACAATAGTGGTTGCCTGTCTTAATCCACTTATCTCTCTCTGACTTTACCTCAGTCTTTTCACCTTGTTGTATTTCAGCAACAACAGTCTCCCCTTGTTTACCCCATTCTAAATCATATTTAAAATCTGCGTTATGTTTCAATTTAATTTTTTCCTCCAATCTTCTAGATTTATAAGATTGTCTTTTCCATTTTCCATTTCATTTATTTGAGATACACTTAAACCAATATCATAAACCATATCAGGGTCATCCATTGCTATTTGGCATAGGCCTAAAGCTACAGCATAGCATACTTTTTTTTGTTCTGTATCTTGTTTATAATTTTTATCTAGCCCACAAATAAACTTACCATCTTTTCCATAAGGCTTCACAACTATCACTACCCCATCACTATCTAGTGTTATATCTTTAACCATGTACTATCTCCTTCGGACTGTTTAATTCTGCATACCAATAATATTTAGGACTTCTTGCTTTAGATTGCTGTTGGGGCAAGTACTCAATATTATCACCCCAACATTTATGTTTGTATTGACAGAAAGAACAGACAGTACCCAAAACTTTATTACCCGTCTTCTTTTGATAGAAAGACTCTTCTTGTAATTCATATTCTCTTTTAAAAGGAGCATCTTCCATTAATGCTTTTATATTATTATGAACTTTTTCTAATGCTTTTTTTCTATATTCTGAATCATCTTCAGGGGGTTGACTAACTAAAATTTCTCCTGTAGATTTATTTATTACAATCCACCCACCAAAAGGTTTATTTGTGGCTTCCGAATATAGATATCCTTGGGAGAGATACCCGAAGACATCATCTTCAGCAATTTTGTGGAAGCCACCTCCACTTTCCCCAAACTTTTTTTCAAAGGAAAAAGGTGAAGCAGATTTTATATCGTAGACTTTATCATCTATAATTATATCATACGTTCCTTTTATATCAAAAAATTCTGTATTTAATTTAACCTGACCTTGAACTCCTTGAATCTTTGCTTTAACTGTTCTCAGTAACATAACAGCAATAGCTTCTATTATATCACCAAATAAATTTCTTAATTTAAAATTATAATTTTCATAAGATACTATCTTATTATCGCCAGAATATTTTTTATCCATTTGTAATTGGCATAAAGGCTTACCAACATTAGACATTCTTATTCTAAAATCTGTTTCTCTCTTATCTGTAAATTGTTTTCGTACTGCTTGTTCACATTCTTCTTTAAACTTTTCTATAATAGGTTTAGGTATAGCGACAGGCTCTCGTTGAGCCTGTGCTAAAAATGATTTTACTTCTTCTAAGAAAGTCAAGCAGTCATTTCCTTCATGATTTCATTATCAAGAACATCTTCTGCAGTTACTTGATTTTTCTTTGCTTTATCATATTCAGATTTAACATAATCGTTTTCTTGTTTTACATATTCTAAAAAGTTTTTTAGATTAGTCTTGTCTACATCAGAAAACTTGACATCTTTATTGGCATCTCTAATCTTTGCCGTAAAGTAAGTGACACTACCTTTAGTATGTTTTTCTGTCCCATTAAAATCCAAAACAGTATTATACATAATTTTATTTCTTTTAGATAGACTTTTTAATTGGTCACCTATAGGAAGAAAGTTGACACCTCTAACTCTGTAGAGTACAGGCTCTTCAACTATAGTAACTTCTTGGCCTTTAGATGTCTTTCCTTTTGCCGATGCCACCCCAAACACATTTCGATAACAAGTAACTTTTTCTTGCTCTATCTTAGATGCAGGGTCTAGGTCTTCTCTTAATGCTTTAGGTACACTACCACAAGCATCAGTTCCATTGGAGTCAGGCTTTGCGTCTGACCAACTTGTAAACATAACAGACTTGTAATTGTTATGTTCATTTTCCTCATCGTATTTATTATACTGAAAGGTATTTAGAAAAGGTCTGAAAGATACCTTCTCTGCAAAGACAAGTCCGTGTTTCTGACTGTCTATTTTATATAGACCTCGTTTTATCAGATTGCCTTCACTGTCTTCGGTATCATAATTAATTGATAACCTAGATAGAGAAGAGCCACCTGTGTCGATGTCTTGGCCTATCATTGCCATCAATTTATCATTGGACATATTATCTATATCCGCTAGTAGTTCGTTTGACATATAATGCCTCCTTTTTGTTCTGTTAGTATATCATATAACTGTGGATAAGTCAAGCCAATTTACACCTTTTTTTATCTCAAAATCTAAAGGTACATTTAACTCGCAGTCATACCTATGTAGTAGTTGGTCCTTTACATTGGCAAATCCTGTCTTGATTATACTAATTGCATGATGTATCTCATCAGGATGAACATCTAGTATAACCGAATCATGTACAGTATTTATGATTAAACTTTTTAAGTTTCTTTTTCGTAGCAATTCCCAAACATTTATACATGCTATAGGAACTATATCAGCAGTAGCAAAACCTTGAACAGGATAGTTTTTTATAGCTGTAGCCTGTGTAGTAGAGCCATCTTTTCTTCTATATACATTAGGAAAATAATACTCTCTACCACTTGGTAACTTAACCATATTTGTTTTGTAAGCCCTATCTTGTAAATATTTATGCCACTCTGCAATTTGTTTATACTTATTTAAAAACTTTTCATAGTACTCCCTTTCTTTTTTCTTACCCATCATTCCTCCATAGAGAGGTTTGAATGTATGTGCCTTGGCAGTTTGCCTATCGCAACCTATAATATCTGCAGTGTATTGATGAACATCTATTCCGTCTGCTATGTCTTGCATACCTTGTTCATCTTGTGCCAAAAATACTGCAGTCCTAAATTCTAATTGTGCAAAATCTACTTCTAATATTTGACCATTCTCCCACCTAGATTGTATAACTCTTTTTACAGGGAACTTATCACCTCTAGGCATATTTTGGAAGTTAGGTTTAGAACTTGATAATCTTCCTGTAGCAGTTATGTGTTGATTAAAAGAAGGATGTAGTATATTATCGTGATTAGTATTATCTCTTATGCCTGTTATAAAAGTATTAAGATAAGTTTCTAATGCACCAAATCTTACAATGCAATCTATAAACTCTTTTAAAGAACCCTCTGCGTATACTGCAATTCTATTTAAAGTTTCTTTGTCTGTTTTAAAACCTCCTTGTGCTGTATCTTGAACACTGTTAGCTTTCCAATTAAATCCCGCCCTAGCTTCTGTATCAATGAATATCATACCTTGCCCATGACATTTAGAACACTTAGACATTTTAGAAAAAGGACTACCATCTTTTTTTATTCTTCTTATGTGACCAACACCATGACACTCAGTGCATTGCTGTGCTATTGTTTTAAATACAGGGTCTGTATACTTATTTACTAACTCATGAAATGCTCTGTCATTTATTCTAGGTCTTCTCTTTGCTCTCTTTGTTCTTTTATCTATACCAATATTAAACATGCTAGTCCAAATACTTTTGTCCTGTACTTTTCTTGAGTAGATAACCTTAGATAAATCTTCTGTAGAGGATAAGTTTATTTTAGTATCACCCATAACTTGTGCAATAATTTTTTCTATCTTATGTTTTAACTTATAATATTCTTGTGTTAATTCTTTTTCAACACTATTTAAATCTTCTAAGTTAATGTAGTTTCCATTACATTCCATAGAAATTAAAACCTGTAGAAAATCATTCATCAAATCTCTAGTAGGAAGTAATCCTTTGTTAGCATGTAGATTATAAAATCTTACTTGTGTAAGATATAACTCTTTTGTAATCTTAACATCTTGTCTTCCATAAGTTTCTAAATGTTCTAATGGAATCTCATCAATGCCATAGCCTTCATCCATGTAGGTAGCTAGTATATCAGATTTTAAACTAATGTTATGTCTTCTACAACATTCTTTTAAGGATAAAGATTTATCTTTGTGGCCTC